TAACCAATCGAACGAGCCAGGCGTCCGGTCTGATAACCGGGGTTTTCACCCGGTGCCGACCGCGCACGGCGCATCACCAGCCGACGGGCATCACGCATATGACGCTGACCAATCGTGACAAACGCCCGCCGGACACGGGCGCGGTTAAAGCGCATCTCCGCGGGCTGCTGAAAATCAACGTGCAAAAAGGAAGTCGCCATTGTTGCCTCCGTGACTCTGCGTAAATTCGCCCAGCTCCGTACACTCCAGCAGCAGAAAGCGCCGCGCACCGTTCAGATCGCGCTGACGTTTCACCCGATACACACTGTCACCGCAGACCACCTCATAATCAGCGGTGATCCCCCGGCGGTAGCGAATGGTGATGTAATGGGTGATGGCGTCTCCGGTCTGCGCGGTTTCCTGCCAGGTGGTGGCACTGGTCTGGACAACCTTCGCCCATGCCCGGAACGCAACCGGGTATTGAGGCTCCACGCCAAAGTTATCCGCGGGCATATCCACCCGCTGGCGGATCAGGACGCGTTTATTCAGTTCGCCGGGGTCCGGCAGAATGTAGGTTGCGCTGGTCTGCGCCTGACGAATTTTCATTGCGGAAAGTACCTGTACGGGCCGACAAGCCAGCCAAAACTCTGCGGCATGTCGAGTTTCTCCACTTCCGTAACCGACGAGCGGTTTTCGTAAAAATGGCTGATAAGCATCAGCATCCCCAGACGAATATCATCCGGCAGGTGCAGCCCGTCCGGATCGCTGTCCGGAATGGTTTCATCCGGTGCATAGAGCTTCCGGTTCAGATACGTTTCCGTCCGCTTTTGTGCCGCACAGGCCAGCAGTTGCAGATGGCGGTCATCAGCATCGAAATCCTCATCCAGCCGGAGTTGGGCTTTAATCTCTCCCATTGTCAGAAGCATACTCAGCCCTCTTTACTGGTCGTGGCTTTTTTCTCTTTTGCCGCTTTACTGCTTTTTGCACTGATTCCGAGCTCTGCTAACCCGGCCTGAAGTGCAATCTCCTGCACCCGGGCAGGAAGCGCCCCGTCGCCATACTCACCGGCCCGAATGACCTCAACACGCATACCGTCCGGTGACCATTTCAGATCTTGTTTCAGGATCATGATTCTTTCACCTGTCAGAACAGGGGGCGCGGTTCCGCGCCCCTGAATGATTACGCCGCAGCAATCTTCAGCAGTTTGATGGCCTGCGAATCGACCAGCATGCCGCCGGTGCGCTTGGTGGTATAAAAACCGACAAACGGTTTATTGGTGTACGGATCGCGAAGAATGCGGGTACCGATACGGTCAACGATGGTGTAACCCCGTTTGAAGTTACCAAATGCAATGGCTTTCGCATCCGCGGCGATATCCGGCATCTGCTCGTTTTCAGCGATACCGTAACCCGCCAGAGAGGATGGCTGCCCCAGTTCCAGCCCAGGACGCCACAGATAGTTACCCTCGGTGTCTTTCAGCAGACGAATGGCAAACAGGCTGTTGTTGTTCATCATGAACTTCGCACCGGTGCGATGTGCCTTACGCAGCGTGTAAATCAGTTTGATAATGGCATCAGCGGTCACCGCAGTCGCTTCACCGGATACAATATGCTGAAGTTTGCCAAACGCCCGGACCTTGTCGGTTTCATCCGTGGATTCATACGCCAGGAACCCTTTCGGCTTCTTGGTGCCATCGCCGGAGGTAAAGGCAATTTCTTCCTGTTCGGCAAATTCGGTTGCCAGCTCGCTGTTGATCCAGGCCTCCACGTTGAAGAAGGCATCGTCCAGCATTTTCTGGGTGGCCTGCGGGTTGCCGTAGATTTCCCCCATGAGAGGTTCAATCAGCTCCAGTCTGGAGGTGGCAGTCTGGGATCGCGTATCCGTTTCCCCCACCCATCCGGAAGCCGTGCCGCCCAGATTCACCAGTTTTTTGTAGTCGGAACCGCCAACGGTGATCACCGTGGCTTCCTGACGCATCACCACTTCATCTTTCAGCAGGTTGAGAATGTTGCGATCCAGTGCTTCCGGCACGGCGTAGCCACCGTCTTCATCGGTGCCCACCTGCAATGCCTTACGCTCCAGATCGCGCAGACCGTCTTCACGGCCTTTACGCAGGAAACCCACAAAAGCCTCTTTATGCTCCGTGGCCAGTTTATTTTGCGCACCACCTGCCGGACGTTTCAGCTCAAGCAGCTCTTTTTCAAGGTCGCTTTTGAGATTTTCCAGCTCGCTGAGTTTCCCGTTCAGGGTTTCCACCTGTCCGGCAAGTTTGCCTTTTTCCTGCTCAATCGCATCCACGCGCTTGTCGTTCTTTGCCTTGAAGTCGTCAAACTTCTGCTGCAGCTCCTGCGCGACCTGTTCCACATCTTTAATATCAACCGCCATCGTATTTCTCCTGATTAGAAGTTCAGATTTTTCAGTGCATTCAGTGCAGAGCCCACATCCTCAGCGTCGCGCAGGGACAGTGCGCCATAGCCCCCGGCCATGAATGCTTTGGCCTGGGTACGGGAGAGTCCGACATCACGCAGGACTCTTTCGATTTTTTTCTGTTCGGGGATTTCCCCGCGGGCCAGTGCGTTCTTGACGTCGCTGATCCGCGCCTCGTCGTTAGACGGGAACGTCACCAGGCTGACTTCCCAGAGGTCGATTTCTTTCAGCAGAAAGGCTTCTTTGCTCCGGTCGTATTCCCAGTCTTTCAGGACGTACCCAATAGAAAGGCCGGTTAACGAACCGGCCTTCATGTGTGCATGTGCGCGTTTTGCGAGGGGATCATCATCAATAAGCAACCGTCCCCTGACGTAAAGCCCGACATCGTCTTCCTTCATTTCGGTGTAAACACCGATGGGTTCATCCATGCGGTGCTGCCAGAGCAGCGCAGGTAACGCTTTTCTGTCACTCCACGCCCGCAGGGAAGCAGCAAATGCCCCGGACATCACCACATCATCGTGGCTGTCCTTTACACCAAAGACGGAGCCATACCCTTCAAACTCACCGGAGTCACTGACAGATTTCAGACTCAGCGGTACATCAAGACGTTGTTTCGTCTGCATTGGCGTTATCCTTCTGCTTACCGGCTTTACTGCCATCGGAGGGTTTCGTGGTCATGTTCATCGGTGTGAGATAGACATCACCACCGGGACGCGGATTCATATCTTCCAGGTCGCGGCAGTCATTGGGAGAGTAAATTCCCCAGTTGATCCCGGTGGCGTAGGCTTCAAAACGGGACTTCATATCCCCGCGCAGTAACGCCCCGGCGTTAAATTTGGCGTAATAAACGCCCTGCTTACTTTTTCGTACCAGTCCGGTGTTGATCCGCTGTTCGATGCGGGTCAGATACGGCACCAGTGAATAGTTGATAAATCCCAGCCCCAGCTCTTCGATATTGTTGAAGGTGGCGCGATCGGTGTTCTGCACCATGTGCAACGGCACCCGGAACAGACGACAGATTTCTTCAAGCTGAAACTTGCGGGTTTCCAGGAACTGGCTGTCCTCGGCGTTCAGCGCCATCGACTTCCAGTCCAGCCCCATCTCAAGGATCATCGGGCGGTGAGCATTGCCAAGCCCGGTGTGACGCTCCTCAAAATCTTTCTTCAGGCGCTCATAAGCCTGATCTGACAGCGTCTGCTCTGTACGCAACACACCCGACGTCACCGCGCCATTGCTGAACAGTCTGGCCCCGTGCTCTTCGGTCGCTGCCGCCAGCGATATTGCCTCGCGGGCATAGGCGATGGGATTCAGCCCCACCAGTCCGTCCAGCGTCAGCGTGCGCACATGCCAGATATCCTCCTGGCTCAGTACATCCGTGGAGCCATCCGGGAATGTGACCTGATAGACCGGCTCCCAGCTACTGTTAAGCTTCGGTACCACACAGCCGGGATCGACGGGCAGCAGTTCAGCCACTTCGCCAAATGCTTTCACTTTGTAGGCGTAAAAGTTTCCCCGCAGGCACAGACAGGTGACCACCAGCTCCCAGAACTCCTGCGGCGTCATATAGCCATTGGGATGCGTGGAGATCAGCTTATGCAGACGTTCGCCAGTGGCTCTCTGCTTCAGGCTGCCGTTCAGGTGATACAGGTTGCAGGGCAACATCCCGACCGACTCCGCCAGCACCCTGACACAGGAAAAAACCGCCGTCAGTCGCATGGCCCGCTGGCTGCTGATCTGCTTTCCGGTATAGGTGTCGTAGGACAACCCGATAGCCTCCGCCAGCTCTGCTGGCGTGGTCACCGGTGCGTCACTTTTTCGTTGAAATAATCCCGAAAAGAACACTATTTACCTCCGCCGACAGACGGCTGTGTACGGTCGAGATATCGCGCCACCAGCCACGACCAGAACAGGCACAGCGCCCCGGCAACAACAAACCCCGCCGGGGGATAAATCAGCCAGGCACCATACGCCAGCAAAAGCGCACCCAGCACGCCCACCAGAGGCGCGAGAATCAGCATGATCATAATTACCTCAGTTAAAGCGAGCGGATCCCGTAGGACTCAATGTGATCAGACAGCGTGTCTTCTTTCTCGTACAGCATGGCTCTGCCAACCGCCATAATCAGCGCAACTGCACCATCGATTTTGTTTTCCGCCTGCTCTTTGACGGGCTTCACCACATCATCGTTACCCGGAATGGTTTTGCCGACCACGTTGCCGATACACCAGGTCATGATGGGATTGCCATCATGATGAAAGCGCCCCGATTCAATTGCCGCTTCCAGCTCTTTCATCGGGTCGGACATGTTGGTGTAGTTCTGAATGATAGTGATGGGGTTCAGGTCTTCATCAGCAAGGTCATGTGAGAGCCCGGTCGCTCCGAAAGGGTCGATGGGTGACTCACTGACCGGGCTGATTTTGTTCGCCGCTTTGGCCTCTTCGAGGATGTAGCGATAATCCACCTCTGCACCATCGGTAACGGTCAGAACGCCCATTTCCACCCATTTCTGAAAGCGCTCGGCTGTCCGGCGATCTTCATTTTTCTCGACGCTGTACACCGTGTCATACGGTACCCAGAAGCGCGGAGCCACACTGTAGTAATGCGTTTTACCGTCAATCTCGCGGGTATAAAGTCGCGCCATACTGTTCATATCCAGCTTACGCGCCAGGTCAAAGGCCAGAATGCACGGCTGCCCCTCAAACTGCTCAAGGGTCAGTGATTTATCCTCGCAGCTCTGCCAGCTCACCAGGTTGAAATACGCCGAACGCGCCGACACCCAGATATTGAGGTGTTTTGTTTTAAAGACGTTTGCCAGACGGGCGTTATTTTTCGCACGCTGCTGCTGACTTAACAAAAATTCGCGATAAACCGACACGCCAATATTTGGATTGGCTTTTTCCAGCACCTGCGGGTCGGTCCAGTCGTCACCTTCATCAACGGTATAGATGATCCCGAACAGTTCATCGTTGGGCACCGAGCCGTTGAGCATCTCGATGACTTCCCGCCGCTTGTCGTAGCACGGCCCCTCAATGTTGTACCCGGCAGTAGTAATGGCCCACATCAGTGGCTGACGTCGCGCCCCCATCCCGGTAAGCATCGTGGTGTAAAGCGCATCGGTGGCGTGCTCGTGATATTCATCCACCACCGCACAGTGGGGTGATGATCCATCACCGGGGTTACCGATCAGCGGTTCAAACCGCGCGCCATCCTCCGGACGGTTCATGTTTGAGGCGTTAACCTCAATCCCGAACGCTTCCGTCAGCATGGGTGTGCGTTTACACATCAGTCGCGCCGGGCGAAAGACTTCCCACGCCTGTTTCTCTGTCGTGGCACCGGAATACACTTCCGCGCCAAACTCGTTATCACAGGCAAAACAATACAGGGCGACACCGGCAGAGATTGCCGATTTGCCGTTCTTACGGGGGATTTCGGTATACACCTCACGGAAGCGGCGCAGCCGGGAGCCTTTATTGACCCAGCCAAACGCGCAGCAGATCACAAAGAGCTGCCACGGCTCCAGCGTGATGGGCATCCTCTTGAATGCCCACTCACCCTTGGTGTGCGGCAACAGCTGAATAAATTTGGCGGCCCGTTCAGCCAGGTCCTTGTCGAAGCGGTAACGAAACGACTTACTTTTTTCCGCCATCAGGTCATCAAGATGGCGCTGGCAGGCCTGAATCACAAACTGGCAGGCAACAATCTTTCCGCGCACGACATCCCGGGCATACTGATTTGCAGCATTTACGTTGGGGTAAGATTTCCGGCTCATGATTCGATAATTTTCAGAAACGGGTTAGTGGCTTTCTTCTGCCCCGCCAGGCCAATCAGACGCTGGCGGCTGCTGGGGTCGAGTCCGAGCATTGCCCCCGTGCTGCTCATCTCGGACTCCTGTTCTTTTTTGGCGGTCAGCTCCGGGTTTTTGACCATACCGCCCATTGCACCGGTGATGGTGTTGCCCTGGCTGGCAATATTTTTCACGGCACGTCGCCAGAACTCATAGGCCACGCACCACCGCTCAAGTACCGCCAGGTCAGTCACGCACAACAGGCCCTGACCGCAGAGTTCTTTGGTTGTCAGTTGCCACATGATCGTGGCGAGAGGGAGATCTTCTTCAGCGAACCACTCCGGTGGCTCAACACCTTTGATGGGCGTAAAAACAGGTTCATTTTTGTTCAGGGCTCGCTTGCCGGGGTTTCCGGCCAGCGCCTTGCGCGCCGTTGGCTTGGGGCGACGCCCGGAACGCCCCGCCGTTCCAGCCATATGCGGCACTCCTGGTTAAATTTCATTTTTCGCGGGTATAAAAAAACGATGGGGCGGGCAGTCCGGAAGACGTCAGGTCACAGAGATTTGACCCGCCCCTCCCCTCAGACAGTTGAGAGGTATTATCACTTAAGCCGTTCACGGGCCGTCTTCGCCTTATGACACGGCCAGCACAGACTCTGCAGATTACTGTCAGCATCAGTGCCGCCATGTGCTTTAGGGATGATGTGGTCAACGGTTTTCGCTTCACGCGCCACACCAGCACGCAGACATAACAGACACAGGCCTTTGTCACGCTTCAGGACACGCCCCCGGATACCGTCCCACTTCGAACCATAACCACGCTGATGGCGGGACTGGCCCGGCTTGTATTGCTTCCAGCCTTCACTTTTGTGGCTTTCGCAATAGCCTGACGGGTCAGTCGTGGTATGGCGGCAACCGCGGACGCGGCAGGCTTTTGGTGTTCGTGGTGGCATTGTAAGATTCTCTTCGGTAGTGTATATGCAATAAACAAATGACCTGTATGAGATCTCATTCTGGATAGATAATGAGTGACCATCACAAACCTAAGGTTGTAAATGTTACTTTGAAATCAACTTAAAATTGGTGGACATCAAATGAGTAAAGACAAAAATGCACCTTCTCTGCCCTCTACAGGGATTTATATTAAAAAGGGTTTTGGAAATCAGCTTTCTAACATAACATCGGTAGGATATGACGTAGGCATTCGCTTCGATGAAGCTTACAATAATAAGTTTTCTTCAGTTCAAGTTATCAGCTTAGACGCGCTAACTGTGTTAGAACAAACTAAAATTCAATTATTAAACTTGAACATTGATGAAAAATTAAAAAATGAAATTAATAACAAACTTGACGAAATTAAAACGGCTCCATCTAAAGAGAGCGCCTCAAACTCATACATTAAATTAATGTCATCACTATCAGATCATGTCACTGTTCTTACGCCACTCTGGCCGCATTTATGTACATTAGCTGGTAGCCTCATTGCGTAACATTATCGCAGGTACTCGGTGAATGCCTGCTGTAATGCCTGCCACACTCTCGCAGTGGCCGCGCTCATGCCCTTGAGACCATGTGTCAGGGGTATCTCGTGAATCCCTCACCACTAACCGAAAGCTGACCGGCGATCAACCTGGGGCACCAGCGCGCTTCTTCCCGTTAACCCTCACCAGCGCGCTATCAGCTTTTTACCTGAAACTGGCTACCAGCAACTTTGGGTATTCGGGGCAGCGTAATTACTGCTGCATTGGCACTACTTGCCGCGGTCTTTCCGCTTTACAGCTTTATGGCCAGCTCCTCTCTGCCTCAATTTTATGAATATCAGCTTTATCCCTATTACAGGCAGCCAGAGCCGACAACAGACTCACATTCAAATCCAAGCTTCCACCGTAGGTCAATGGATCAGGAATAACCGGTTGAGGGGTTTCAGCGGTTAGGTTCGCCGGTAGTGGTACCGCCGGAACTGGCTCGTAAACTGTCCGCGTACTTCCGCAACCGGTCAGCAGCGGTAGCAGGCACAGGACGTGAAGCGCAATCATCATTCGCAATAGCCACTTTGATATCTTCCTGGGTTCTCTGTGACTCCAGTGCGATCTGCTGTTTTGCATGTTGATTCGCCTCCTGAATGATGTTCGTTATTGCCATAGTACGCAGAACATTCTCGGTGATAGCCTCAGTAGAATCAGCTCGCTGTTCCGCAGCGTCAGCACGCTTCTGCTCCTCCAGAAACTTTCCATAATAGTGATTCGCTGACCAGACAAGACCACCAGCAACACAAGCAATAAACGTTAAAATGAGCGCCAAATAACTTATCTTCATACCAGCAGCACCGCCCGCGCCCTGTTGTATCGGACCTTACGATCCTCAATACCGTTCAGACCGCCGTTAATGATGCGCGTAACACGGTTAATATCGGCACCGTAGATCATGCAGCCTTTAGAGGTGTAGAACCATGCAGCTGAGCGCGCCGCCTGTAGCTCCTGTTCCAGTTGTTCAGGTGAAGTCACCAGATCTAACTTCAGCGCCGCGCCACAGATGCGATAATTATGGAGGCCTGTGATTTGAATTAATCCTCTACCACGATATTTCCAGCCATCACCTGGTGCTTTGTTACCCAGTCGGTTGCTATACACCAGATTGGCAATAGCATCCTGACGAGCTGCATGTCCGGATGTTCTGCCAAGGGCATCAGCCTGCTGCTGTGTGATCCTCTTTCCGAACGTCGCCACCAGCGCAGATGGTGTGTAGTTAAAATTTTCAACTACGGCGCTAAACCCCATCGACTCATGGCCTATCTGAGCGATAAACATTGCCTGATCCGCTGGTGCTGTAATGCCGAATTCCTTCATCGACGCATCAATATGCGGAAACCAGCGCGCAGCCAGTCCGGCGCTAATACCAGCCGCCTTTTGAAATAATTGTTGGTTCATTAGTGCCTCAGATGATCAACCAGACGTGCAACGTTGCCTCTGACGGCCACCAGCACGGAAAGAAAAATAGTATTCGCCACGATAATGGGCCATGAGGAATGAGGATAAATCCCACAGAGATAGGCCAACGGAACAGCACTGTATGTAACAGTAATCAGCCAGGCTAAACGTGAAACCCAAGGACGATGCCGCGAATCACCACGACGATAAAACATCAGAGTAATAACAACACAAGCACATAACAGCGCATTTATAGTTGCCGTCGGGTCATTTAGCTCCACCTGAACCTCCCCGGCGCGTTATGAGCGCCACCAGCGAGCCGATATCCTGATTATTCAGGAACGTCAGGATTTTAACGGCTAAAGCAGAGACGATTACGGCACCAATAGCATCCAGAGGTTTATCACTGTATCCGGTCAAGTTCGCCAGCTTGGAGCCAACCAACCCAGAGCAAAGAATCCCGGCAATATATGACACGATAAAATATGCCAGTCGGCGCGATGCACTCAGATCTGCTGCTGTTGCTATGTAGAATACAGCCCCTGCAAATGCGCCAAATACAACGCCGTAATCAGTTCCGGTTAACAACCCATAGATACTAGCTCCCGTCAGGACACCTCCAGCCAACCCGGAGCCAGAAATAGGATCGGACATAATCCCCCCATAGGTATTACTGTGAATCCTCTCAGAAATTAATGAGGGGAATGAAAAATATATTCACGGTGCTCATATAAGTAATGATTAAAGATAATTCCCATATCATGAGAAAGCCACTAAGCAGAGGCTCAAAAGATAGATGCAATTACTTACTCATCATTTCAGAAATTTCACATGAAAGACCTTCCAGTATTTTATCCACAGATTTATCGAATTCCCCCCCAGCATCCAAAATAGTGGCTATAGCTTCATTTATATTTTTAGGTCTTGCGCCATTCATGATACTAAAATAAATATCATTAGCTGGCTTCAATTCTTTTTGCGCCTTTTTAATCTGAAGCGCCACATCCGGAAAATAAATACCAGCAAGAATTGATGACAATTCAGAAATTTTACAAAACTCTGGCGTGTTAAGATTTCGCTCGATGGTTTTATCAAGCGTTTGTTCTATAGATAGATTACCTCCTACAAGAAGAACCCAATCACTATGAGTTTGGAATACTGATTTTTTCCAAAGAACTAAGTTTCTGTATAACTCTTCGGCCTTCTCTATTTTTTTCTTTTTATTTTCTTTAACCCATTCATTCTTTTGTTTCGAATAATGAATTAAATAAGTCATTACATTCGAAATAACAGTACCAACAAAAACACCCAAAGCCGCTAAAAGAGCAACGTTTTCCTTAGTCAATTCCATAACTCCACCACAAAAAAAACCCCACCGAGGTGAGGTTATCATAGTAAATGGTAGTTATACAAAGCCCATTGTTGAAAACATTTTATCCATGTTTTTTGAAAAATGCAAGCATCATGTCGCTATCTTCGGCGAAAATCATTTATTTCGTCACTTTTCTTAATTGCACCTCAGCATATGCTTCTTCCTGCCAGCACTTTGTAACCAGTTTATCAATGACATCTGCATATCCTTTGTACCACTGATAATCCGTCAGGTCTGGTACCAGCTTCTGGACATGATGCCGCGCCAGTGTGGTTGGTAAACGGCTAAACCGGTTTCCATTGCAACGCCCACAAATCTTATAAACAGGCGTACCATGAAGCCGGGTTCTTTTTTCATCCAGGACAATACCTTTACCCTTACACCCTCTGCATGCTGTGCTGACTTCTCCCTTACCATGACAATGCTGACATAGTTCCTTCACCCACTCTTCCTTGATAACAGATTCCCCGCTTCTGGAGTGTTTCACCACCTCGCGCAATACATTATGAAATCCAGTACCAGCACAATGCTCACAGCGAGCCTTACTTGCCGCAGACCTGGAATAATCAGCAAAGGCAAAATTCACAAGGTAAGGGATGATCTGTAACCGGGTTTCTTCACTCAATTTGTTCAATGTCGGGTTATCCAGTGCCATCGCGTAATTGAGCAAACCTTCAATCGCAAATTGAGGATCCTGAACACCAACTTTTGCCAGGAATAAGGCAAACCCAAGCGGTGCTTTCGACTGCACCATCCCCTGCGCAGCCATCACATCCGTAATCGTTAAACCACCAGAGCCTGTCGCCGGTGCGTCATCGCTCAGTTTTGGAGATTTCGGGGAGTAATATTTCGGTAAGGCTTCAAGGTTCATGCTCGTTCTCCACTTACGCCAGTACGCCTATTGCCAGCGCACGATCGATAAAACGAAATATCAGCTCCAGCTGGGAACCATACTTCTCTTCAAATGCCACGGTATCCGCATGCAGCTCGTCGTGATGCTTTCTGCACAAAGGCAACACAAAAAGGTCATGCGCTTTTGTACCCATTCCACCCTGACCGTGGCCTATCAGGTGGTGGGGATCATCAGCAGGCTTTCCACAACATGCACACGGCTGTGTCTTAACCCAGCGCGTGTACTTTTCATTAACCCAGCGGCGACGTTTGGGGCGTAACATAAAAGACTCCGGCGACTCCGGCTCCACTTTCAGCGCCAGCACCTTTTTCGCTTTATCCTGCATGATGCTGGTGGCTGGAACCGAAGGCACAAGGTCACTTTCCCGGGTGACAGACGGCACAACAGGCTTCGGTAATCTCAGTGCCTTACGGGCTGCGCTTTCCGGTAAGGCATCCGCCAGATCATTACGAACCAGCCACCAGCACAGTTCCGGCATTGTCACAACGTGACTGTCATCAAAACCGAGATCCCGACGCACAACAGACAACACCCAGCGGGCACAGTTATCCGTTGCCATTGATTCCAGCCGTTCCGTGAACTGATCGCGCAGCTGGTTATCGCAGTGCCAGCACAGACGGATCGCGCCCGGCGCGTGTCGCATTGTGGTCATGTTCTCGCTGTGCCAGTCGGAATGAGGCCACTGACAGCCTTTTTCACGAAGTAACCAGCTTTCAAGACATTCCACGCCACCAGCACGACGGATCACTGCCTCATTACGGAACACGGCCCGAACGGCAGGATCATCCGCCAGTGGTTGTGATGCCGCCGGAACGGCACCACTGGCAAAAGATGAATAACGTTCCGGCTCAGGCTCCAGCAGGACACGCCCCTGCATAAACAGGGGCATCAGCTCTGAACCAGGCCTGAACAATACGATCCCCATACGCGGGGCAATTTCAGGGGTCAGTAGTGCTCTCACGATCACCTCAATGAACGGTATCGAGCAGCTTTAACAGCTCAGGGAATCGGGATTCGAAGAAATGCGGCTGCGTCTCGCGCGGATTTGCAGGACTGGTGATGTTCTTGCCGAACATGCAGCCTTTCGC